AACAAACTCGCTGGTTGCCACTGTTTTGGGCGTGAAGCTTGTTCACGATCACTAAGTTCACGGTTCTCGCGTGCAGCGGCGGTCTTGTTCGCCTCTGACACTTTTCGAGGTTGACGTTGCTCAGTCATTATCTGTTCTCCTGTTGCTTAAGGACTTCTTTAGCATAAGCTTCAGGCGAAACACCTAATTTCTTAGCTATCGCCACTTGTGACCTAGTTAGCACTACCTTCTTACTCCTTGGGGTTCTCCCATCAGCGACGACTACGGTAGAGTGTGGTCGTTGCCTATTTCCTGCTCCCTGAAATTTGGCAGGGAACACGGATTGCATGCGGTCGTCGATGCGGTCGTAATACTCCCGTGTATTAGGAGCAACACCTTCATTGACCAAGGTTTGGTGGACGCCAAGCGCAAAACTCGTCATCTCGTTGTCACTACCAAACCAACTGTTCTTGTCACCCCATTCCGAAGCTGCGGCATCAGGACCTGGAATAGTAGCCTGCTGCGGGCGCTGTCGCGGTAACGGCGGTTGTATCTGTGTATGTACACCATTATTCTGCTGGTGTAAAGCGAATCTTGGTTGTAGCTTGATAGCTTCAGTCTGCTGCACCATCGCATTAGACAGATTAGCCTGCGCCTGCGCTACGATTTCAGCGTCCCCAGCCTCATACGCGGACTGGTATTCTTTTTTCGCTGCATGTACCGCCAGCGCCGCTCTTTGCCTGGACTGGTCCAGTGCCCACACCTCACCTTGGCTCAGTGTAGTACGCAACTGCTGCGTCTGCTGCATAGCGCCCTGAGCGAATCTAGCAGCCTCATCCCTTTCGCGTATCGACTCTTCTTTAGCTCTGCGCTCGTCATGCCAAGCGCGTTTCAGCTTGTTTATCCGTTTCTGTACGTCTTCGGAGTAATCTTCCGCTTCTGACTCTAACTGATCTGTCGCACTTCTTGGCAGCGGTGTACGTCCTTGGTCATCAGAAGGCGTGTCATCAACAATCTCTACACTAACCTCCTGCGCTGGAGCAATTGCCGTGCTCGAATTGATTGGGTCTATCGAAGCCGGCTCTATCTCTACTTGTTCTGCTTGCGCGTTCATACTTTATACCTCAAATGCGGGTTAACCCCGATGGGTCTTTAACAACAGCTTCAACAGAGTCATCATTTATGATTCTGAACATCTCTTTGCCAAAGATTTTGAACCGCGTGCCAGCATAGGCACGAATTATTACGTAATCGCCTTCTTTACAGTACGGGCCGTTAGGAAAGCGTTTATCGTCTCTATATGCGTCAGGACCAAGCTCTACTACGCGCATAACGACAGTAGAAACTTCCTCATCACGCATTGTAGCGTCAGCTTTCGCTATCCCCCCCGTAAATGTGTCTGCCACATCAGGAATAGCCACCAAAATCCGATACCCCGTAGGGCTAGGGATGTTGTCTTCAAAAACCGTGTCGTCATCCACCATTATTCTCCATATTTTCGTACGCTTCGATTAACTGAAGTAAGTGCATCTCTGCTGTGGCCAAGCCACGTACCTGCCCAACCATCTCAACATAGGATGGGTAGTCTTTAGCGGCACCATTAGCCATCGAATCAGCCAAAGTGTTCAAATCTTCTCGTATTAACTCGCGCAGTTTATCTGCGAACCCTAAAATCATTTATCTTTCTCCTGTTTCTCTTTCCTAAAATCAACACCCGCCAAGAAGCCGGCTTTACTCAAGTCCGCTTCTGTTTTTTGCACATCCATAGCTATTTTAGCGCCGATAGCTGCGGCTTTATCTGATGAGTTAGATTCCATCCTGGCAGCGTCAAGTTTTACCCGGGCCATCTCAGACTTGTAATCCAAAAAGTCTTTGTTGGTTTTGCGTTTAAGATCATCACCTTTGATACGAAGCTCTTCTTTCTGCATCTGGATCAGCGGGTCCTCGTTCATCTTCTGATCCTTCTTGGCCTGCGCTTCCTGCTGGTGCTTTTTCAATAACTTGTCAGCAGCCTGCGCAACCATCCTGGACAGATCAACTTCAGCCTCTTGCGGCAACGAGTCACCTTTACCCGGCATCGGTACACCGAGCTGTTCTTCTATCTTCTTCCGATACTCAAACGCCATATGCTCATTGATGTGCGCCATCCCAGCAGCCATCTTCTTCTTGGCCTCTGGGCCTTGCATCTTCATCGCCTCTTGCAGCTTGGGGTCCTGCCCAAACGCCATATGCGTAGCAATGTGCGCTTCATGGTCCTGGTATTGATACACTTTCACCGGGGTGCCGACCAGAATAGCCATGTTCTCCGACACTGGGTCAGAAGCCGCTATCTTGGTCTTATCTGGCACAATATCCTGCGCGTTCCTTATGCCTAGCACCTCAATCATCTGCCGGTGAAGCAACGGGAGGTCGTATATCTGCGGCGCCGTCAAGGACATCTGATGCGCTGCCTGGTACTGGATTATGCGCTGGCTAGTAGTAGCCGCGTTGGGGTCAGAAACAGGGATAACTTCAATGAGGTCGTAATCTTCCGCCCGCGCCTGCTGGCCAACATCACCATAGGCGTCGTACTCATAGGCCGGAGGAGCAGTATCGCGGAATATCTCCTTGAGGATGTTAAACTCCACCCGCATAGCCGCGTGAATCCGCGCCTGAATAGCAGACATCGTCTTCAGCGTACGCTCAAGAATAGCCAGTGTGGACCCAACCGGCGCATTAGGCTGCATATCTGCTACATTAGCGTCAGATACCGATGCAAACCGCCGTCCTTCGGCCACGATCCCGTCCAGCATCTTGTACAGCACCATCGACGGCTCTTTATACGGCAGCGGCATCAAGTTATCCCGCAGGGTGCCTGTCGGCACATCCACATCGCGGAACTCACCCGGGGCTATCGGCGTATCACCCCCTTTTATGCGCAAACCCCGCGTTCTAAACCCACCAGACAGGTTAGCCAGGGTACCAGCGTCAACCAGCTGGCGCATAATGCTCGTAGCGCCCTTGGCAAACCCACCAATCAGGTGGATAAGGCCAAATCCATAAAACCCAAACCCCGGAATGTAAGTGTAGTGTGTGAAATACACGCGTTTCGTCTTCGTCGGGTCCTCTTCCCGCCAGTTTCTATACACAGCCATCACTTCTTCTGACTGCTCATCTATAGTAACGACGTACGGCAGAGCAATCCCAGTGGGTTCACCGTCAGCATCTGTGTCTTCAAACCCTGGAATATCCAACTCACAGTGCATTTCCAACAATGCGTAGCGGTCATCGTTTACTGCATCCAGCCCAGTGAGGTCATTTTTACTACTTTCTATGGCTGTAGGAGTAGATACCGGGTCATCCAGCTCCCGATCTACGTAAAACCCACTAACCTGCAGCTTACGTATGTCGTTCTTGGTACGCTTCATGCGGTGCGTGTATCGCTGCGCGCTACGCAAGTCCGTCGCCCCGTAGCTGATTATGAAGTCCTCAGCCGGTATAAACTGCGATAACGCCCGCTCCAACGTCGGGTCATACAGTGTTTTCTTGAACGCAGACCCGGCAATAGCCAGGTTCCACAGCATCCGCTCGTGCTCCGAGCGATACTCCACCATGTTAGTGGTCAACTGGTAGTTCATGTCGTCCTTGACCCTGACTGCCGCCTCTTCCCTGGCTTGGTTCTTGGCCCCGATGATGTTAGTTTTCACCGGTCCACTGGCGGGGAACGTCTCCATGATAGTCTCAGACTGAAACTTAACCACCGCCTCAGCCAGCAACGGGTGGTACGCCCCAAACGCCCCTTCCCAGGGCTCTGATCTGTCGTCAATGCCCAGCCCCAGCAACTCTAACCCTTCTTTGTACGTGTCTTCCCACTCCGTCCTGGACTGGAGGTCATCGTTGTACCCCTCCATCAGATCGCTGGTGATAATAGCGAGCTCTTGGTCATCTATATGCTCTGCCAAATTAGCGTCAAACGCTGGAGGCTCCATGAGCCCCATAAGCAAGTCAACCTCAGCCCCTATATCCATCTCCCCATCATCCTCGACGATCTCTATCTCTATGGGGCTCTCGTTCGCCGCTGCGTCCATAATCGACACTGGCTGGGACAAAATAGAACTCATACTCTTATCAATCTGCATGCTGTTTCTCGCTCTTAATAAAATAGCTTGTTAGTAATAAACATACTTGGTACAATATGAAAAACACACTAGGAGCGCTTTATGAAGATTAAAAACGATCACACGGGCAAAACTTTTGGGCGACTCACAGTACTTCGGTATGTAAAACGTGAAAACGGGCACCATTACTGGGAATGTAAATGCACATGCGGGGGTACTAAACTTGTTATCGCTAATAATTTGCAAAGGGGGCTCACGCAATCTTGTGGGTGCTTGCATACAGAATCTATCACAAAACATGGATGCAGCAAACTTCCTGGGTACAGTTCGTGGAAGGCTATGCACTGCCGATGCGGGAAACAAAGAGGGTATAAACACATAAAAATATGTGCTCGTTGGGACTCTGTAAAAAACTTTTTGCATGATATGGGTCCACCGCCATCTACGAACCACACAATAGATCGTATTGATAATTCTGGCAATTACACCCCAAAAAACTGTCGCTGG